AAAACAAGATTACCTTTCTTGTCTTTTACAACAAGATCAAGAGTACCAGCATAGTTATATTTCTTGCAATAGATTTTCTTTTCTATTTCTACAACTTCATACCCTTGTTTATTCCACCAATCTAAAAAAAGATTCCAGCAATTTACTACTGCTTTATCAGATTGTGTAGGAATATTTTTACCTTTTAGATAGTCCTCTATTAGACCATGCACGACACTACCTACTAATGCACCCTCATCTTTAAAAGTATCAGGTTTCTTTTTAGCAGTAGCGAATATTCGTTCCAATATTGCTCTATCTAATTGTTCGCCATTATCTAACTTTTCATGAATTAATCTTTTAACCTCGTTTAAAGGTGTAGCGACTAACCAATTAATTAGTTGTGGCTTTGGTACACCTCTGCTACAAATTCCTGTAACAGATTCTACCTTTTTATCATTTACATAGTACATATGCTTATCATCGTTATAGCTTAATACTATGTTATTTGCTAATGGATATTTCCTCCACATAGTTACCTCTCTAGTTTATTTGTTTAAAAAAGTCATTTACATTAAAATTATAGTAATTACATAATGCATATAACTTCCAAGCACTAACACTGCTACCAAGTTCAAATTTGTATAAACCATAAACATTGCATAGTACTTTTTTATTGTCTTGCACAACTGCCTCTGCAGTTATGTTTTTCTCAAGTCTAATTTGTTTAAACTTAAGACCAAGTATATTATTAAACAGACGATAGTGTTCGTGAGGGTCTTTAGTTCTACGAAACTTGTTTATCATTCCATCTAATAACAAATTAGTTTTTTGCTTTTTATCCATATATTCCTTTCTAGTTTAAAACCGAGTGTCCACGATTAATTAAACATTTTCTATATATAGATTCGTGTTGCGTATCAGCAGTTGGACTTTCTACCCAAAAAATAATGCCACCCCAGAAAGTACTATTAGTATCTGCTACCATTTTACAATGTTGCAAATCATTAGTAATTTCTTTAGCTTTATCTTCATCAAAAGTACCACTACGTCCAGCAGTATCTATTACTGGGTTATACGCACAATTACTCAATAAAAGACTTACGAGTAAAAGGTATATTATCTTTTTCATGTTTCCTCTCTAGTTTGTATTCCATTTTATTTTTAGCTTTAGATAAACAAATGGAATCATATTCATCTAAAAAGTTTAAAGTGCTACGATTTTTATTTCTAATTATCCTATTCATAGCATTTATTCTTTTATCTTTCCAAGAATCTACCATAGTAAACTTCCTAGAACAAAGCCAACTACAAAGCATATCCACTCTCTACGATAGTGTAACTCTAATGCTTTCCAATCGCTTTTACTTTTACCAAATATAAGCATAAGTTCCTTTCTTGCTGGGGTTGTTACACCCCAGCACATTGTTGATTTATACTCTAGCTACCATTGGGTTATGTGCAAAAACAATCAGACCACCTAGTTCTTGAAAAAATCTAGCCCTTTGATCTGACTTTTCTTCATCATTACCCAAGTTAGTTATTGCGTTAGCAAGATCATACTTTGTTGTTGTAAAAGTATCGCCAACATAGTGATTCAATCTCTCAAAGATTTGTGCTCTTTCAGATTCTGTAACACCTTGTTTCTTTGCTAACTCTACAATTTGATGCGAGTTAATAGTTTGTTTAGTAGAGTCCTGTAACTTCTGAAAACTCTCTTTCCAAACTTCGTTATCGTTAACAAGATCAATTTGTTTCTGCATTTTATCAATAATAGTAATGTATTGATTATCTTGACTTGGATCAATAATGATTTTACCAACATGCTTTGAATAAAATTTATTCAAATATCTTGGTGCAACCATACCATTTGTACAAACTAATCTGTAAATAAATGGTTGAATCATTAAACTACCACTACCGATTTCACTGTTAGTAATTGTAACACCACTTTGAACGACATCACCCTCACTAACCTCACCCTCAACTTTAGGATTTACAGCAGTAACATTAAGTGTATCTCTATCGTAATTGACATACTTAATATCTAAACCTAAATCCATAAGTTTGTTAAGTGAGTGCGTTACCACAACATCGTTATCAATTCTTTTATAACGATTTGAACAAACAGCACGAGCAATATTAGGAAGTTCATCTGAATCCCTTTCTATTGTTCTAACCATCAACTCTTTACTTTTAGTATTTTTAATCCAAAAGTTTAAGTTGTGTGCTACAAGTTCTTGAGAAACTGGTAAACATTTTCTTAAATACTGCGTACCGATTTCTAACTTACCACATAACTGATTCATAGAATGATCAGTTAAAGAGTACTGATCTGGTGCATCAGTAAACTCTAAATTTGGATAAGTGTTGTTGCTTGTTGTTACTTCTAGTGCATTCAAAGTTACGATGTAATCTTTTTTAGATTTTACATCTTTGTTAATTTGTTGCACTACTTGTTTTACATCATGACCTTTTTTCATGATTTCCTCCTAGTTATAATTAATGGGACTGCCATCATCAGTAATTGTCAGTCACGACAATTAGACCCAGCGAATTATGACTCGCTGGATTTCGGCTATTAATTATATTGTGAATTCCATTGCTCAACAAAGTCAGGACTCAAATCTGTCCATTCTTCTACTTCGCAACCTTTACTTTCCAAAAATCTAACAATGTGATTTTTGTAGTTTTCTGTTTCTATTTTACAAGAAACAACTGCAGAACTTTCATTGTATTTGCCATAAACTTTTTCATTAAAAAATTTAATAGCTTCATTTTTAAGTTCAAATAAATACCAACCATCTGATTTTTGCGTAACTTTACAATCAAGATTGATGTTGATTCCATCTGAATTATATATTGGTTTTGACATTGTGTTTTCCTTTCTAGTTAATTAAATGCGACTGGCATCATCAGTAGCTATCCATCACGATAACTAGACAAATTGTATTTGTTTCGCCATTACTTGACTACATCGTAGGAATTACCCAGCACTCTGTGTGGACTTCCAAGACTAAAGAGACTATCGTAGCATTGCAAGGCATCAGCCGACTACAATTTCAAGGCAAAACTTAGAATTACCTATCTTGGCACTGAAACCGAATTTTATATGTTTAACGACGAGTTCCGATTTATACGTAGTCAATGGTACTATCGCAAATTTGACATAAAAAGCAAAAACTTATTTTAACACAAAAAAGCCTGTATTTAGCAAAAAACACATAATTAGCTAAATTTTTACAACTTATTTTTGCACAACTTATTTTATAGTGGAATCAAATGTTAAAATCGGATAATAAAAAGGTTAGAGCAATACATTACGAATCTAAAAGTCATATTACTATTGCTCCCTTTCTAGTTAATGGTGGTGGGTTTCCGATTTCCCACCACTTAACAATCAAACAAACACAGGAGCAATTATGCTAAACGAAGAACACAAGCAGTTCAATGTAGCTGTTGGAAGAAAAATAAAAACAAGAAGACTAGAGTTAAAGAAAACTCAAACATGGCTAGCAAAAAAAATTGGAGTTACTTTTCAGCAAGTACAAAAGTATGAAAAAGGCTCTAATGGTACAAATCCATTTAATTTATTACAAATTGCAAATACTTTAAAAGTATCAATTTTGTATTTTTATTTAGATGGTGTTTCAACATCTTGCGTTATGGATGTTTCAAGAACTGAAGAGCCACTAATATTAACTAAAGAAATGGAAATAGAAAATGATCAAAGTTCAAGTAGATAAAGTATGGCTTGGTAAAGTAAGTGTTAGAGACTACATTTATAAAAAATGCCTACGCAAAAAAGAATCATTAGGTATTGTACATGGTAAACAATATATGTGGATACCTTATAATAAATTAAAATCTGCAAAAAGTTATACAGATCAAAGTTTTACTAGCAAATTTAATGGTAAAAAATATAGGCTTGTAGATTTTGATTGGAAACCTTTTAAAGCAGAAGACACAACACAAGGAAAACTAGTATGATACACATAGATAAATATAAAATTTTTTCATATTCAAAACCATACAAAAATGGTAAACAAAGTAAAAATGAAGAAATTACTAAAATGTTAACTTCTGAAGAATGTATAACTGGTCAAGACTTTATAAATCTTTTAAGTAATTTAGACTACACTTGGCACAAGTATGAAGGAAAAGATGTAACTATTGAAGTAACTTTTAAGGATACTAACAATGGCTGATGATTTTTTAGATATACCTAAAACAGATGAAACACAACAATCTACACCAGAAGAATATTATTTTTCTAAATCAAAAAACCAATGGATTATGGTTTCTGATATGTCAGACATGCATGTTAGAAGAGCATTTAAAAGATTATTAAGAATGATAAGATTAAATCAATTAATAGATATTTCAGATGCTAATAAAGATACTTTTAAAAGAGCAGATGCAATTAATGAAATTACTAGCATAGAAAATCATTGTGCAAAGATAAAGGAAATATTTAATGAATAAACAAGAATGGCAAAATCATTGCAAATGGCTAGATACTTTTAGAGGTAGGATTGTTACTGATAATCCTCTTTATAAAGATTATGGCAAAAAAGAAAAAAAAGATGAAAAAAAGAAAGCAAAGAAAAGTTAATGGCTACTATTTTGATGGTAAAAAATTAACAGTTCTTTATGAAAAAAAAAGATAAAATAAGATTTAATAGATTACAAGAATTAGGTTGTGTTGCTTGTGGCTCTACAAATGTAGTCATACATCATATTAGAAAACATACAGGATTATCTTT